GCTGCTTGTTGATTTCTTCATAAGCCAGGAACTTACCACCTTCATGCACCTGCACGGGCGGTGACGCTCGTAGCTTCATGAGCGTTTCTGCATTTATAAGTGTATCACCAGTACCAAAGAATGTATTACCAAACTCCTGATCAAACTGTAATACAGAAGTATTTGCTATGGTCTGTAGTTTCCATGCATCATCCCGGCCGGGTACATCAAACCAATCTACTCGGAACGGATGATAATCATTTACGCCTTGTTCTGCGCCTTGCCATAGGTTGTAGAACTGATTGCCAATACCATTGGCTGTTGATGTAATAATAACCTTTGTTTTAGTACCAGATGAGATCACTGGATATGTAGATGTATAGAACTCTGCCGCTTTCTCAACGAACGCAAACTCATCGAGATACAATAACGAAACAGAAAGACCACGAATAGAGCTACCAGATGTAGCAGCTGCTAAGATCCTACTGTTATTACTAAACTCTATTGAACCTTTATTGAGTACCTTGGTTCCAGGCTGAAGAAAGAACGGTAGATTCTCTAGCATCAATGTAACTCGTGCCAGCATCTCTCTTGCCGTTGCCCCTTTATTTGCAAGGATAGCAATAGTCTTTTCTGAATGAAATAATGCATACCATAGTAGATAGGCTACAGATGATATTGATTTACCAGACTGACGACATGCCAATACAATGTTAAACCTATGCTCATCAAACGATTTGAACATCTGTTCCTGATACGGGTAGAGGTCGAAATCTACCAGGCCTTTGTCTAGGTTGATAACTTTGCAGTAGGTCCTAGCAAAATATGTAGGATTCTTTGTGCATTTCTGATATTCTTGGATTAGTTCGCGAGACCACTCTTCGGTGACCCCGTCAGTCTTAACGCCAGGATTTGATAGATAATATTTTTTATCAGCCATATTATTTTAGTTTTGGTGTCAAATCTACCACATTGTTCATGTTATCATCATTCTGTAGCATTCTTTGTAGTTCAGCAGTACTGCCGACAAAGAGATTATTTGTTGTTTTTTCTATTTTCTTGATTTCTTCTGCAGATATATCTTTATTTTTCTTCTGTAAATCCATGAGTTTGTCATTGACCTCACTCACATTCTTGATCATACCACTCAGTACCTCGAACGCCCGTGGGTGCTCGCTCTCACGTGCAACCTCAATCATAAGATCCAGACTTTCTTTGCCCTTTTCTATCAGATCGTAATATGTCTGCCTAGAGTAGTTGTAGTCACTTGCTATATTATCTGTCATTATGCACTATCCACCATATCTGTTATTGTTGTTGTAAATCCGTAATCACTGTCGGCGGTTACATTCAATGGATTTGGAAGTACAGTTATTCTAGATACTTGTCTATCACTATCAACCGTAAGACCATTATCAATATCCATTATATACGTATCAACATCCACCTTACGAATGATTTGACTACCTATAATACCTGAGTAGAAATTTGCTTCCATCTCAAAGTCAAGCTGATAGACAATCGTACGACGGGCATCTAGCGCACCTTCATAATCATCTGAATAACTCATACCTGAAAGTGTGATTGGAACATCTTCTAATATATCTTGGTAATCTGAGAATGGTTTGATTGTCAAACTATACTGAGGATTGAAATAAGGTAATATCTGTTCTACGATTTGCAATGCATCGTCTTGTTGTTTAGTAAAAATGTTCAGTTGCATACTAAGATTATAAGGAACCGGTGCATAAAACTTCATGCGATCACTATCAGTCAATCCGGATCTATTGAAGTTTCCAGTCTTTTGTAGTTGTCGTTCCGGTGAATAAGTGAATGCTAGTATCTCAAATGACATACGTGGTAACTTGAGTGCAACCTTACTGTCATTATCTAGATCTGCGTGCTCACGAATACGTTCAAGAAACTTTGATTTAGGTGCATATGAAAGCGGAACTTTCTTTGTATTGATAACAGCACCAGCACTGTTTTTGTGTAGAATATATATGTTATTGAAGAGCGAACCAAACATAGCTACACTCTTTCGTATTCTTTCATGATAAAAATATGCATTCAACATTAGTTAACATCTCCAAAAGGATTGGTTTCACTGAAATCTAAGAAACTCATTACAGCATTTGATGTTCCAAACGTTGTATTCATTTCGTTCTGAGATCCTACAAGTTCTTCACTGACCGCAGTTGTAGTCGTTATATTGAGACTCTCTGAACCAATAACCTGTCTTCCAACAACTGGCATATGGAACTCACCATCATCTGCACCGAAGTTAACCAAATGCATCACTTTATCTGAGTCACTCCAAGCTGCAACTTCACCTGTCATAACCACGCCACTTGTAAATGTCTGAGTAACATTCTCACCAATCGTAAATCCACCAACTGTGCCATCGCTATCCATTGTAAGAATGGCTCTATATCCAAAGTCGTTCTGGATTTTATTGATTGCATCCACACCAGTGTCGATATCTTCTCCAGAATATTCGAATAATTGACAGCGCATTTTATATGTAGGAAGATTACTTAGTTGATAAAATGGTGCTTCATGCTCAACATGCATGATCTCGAATAGTTTATTTGATAATTCTAACCAAATAAGATCACCTTCTTTTGGTCTTAGTACTGTAATATTATTATTTGCAGAAGAAATTGTTTGAGTCCAACGCCTACGTGAAACAATGAATGTAGCTTCATCTCTTATCTCAACACCAAATTTAGTGAATAGATCGCCTTCTCCATCAAATGCGTCTTGATTTTCAAGGTACATTTCTATTTTATATGAGTTGCCAAAAGAACTTGCGACTGCTTCACCAAGTATAGTATCTTCATTTACAATAGTACGTGGAAGATAATAGACATCTTGTCCATAGATCTTCATTGACTCTATGATTATGTCTTCATATAGATTTTGTTCTGATTTGACTTTTTGACTAAAGTGAGGACTACGTGCCATATTATTATCCTATAAAGAAATCTGCTGGCATTTCATGCTCGAGTCTTATTCTTTCTCTTAGTCTATCTATATCGTTTGTTGCGTCATCATATATCTGTCTGCCATTGAGAGTTACCCCACCTGGAAGTGTCATACCTTCAAACTTAATTAGATTTTGCCCCCATTGTTGTTTAAACAATGCAGTTGTATATTCTTTTAGCCATAAATCATTCCATACAGTTGTAAAATCTGAATCATTTATTTCTTTATAAACTTCTGCGACCATGTACTTACCGGCAATCAAATCTTTATCTGCAAAGTCTCCATGCACATATAATCTATTTTGCTTACGAACAAATGTTGTCTGAGGAGTTCCGTTGAGTTTCATATCAATGAGACCAAGATGCTGCTGCATCATCTCATAATATGCTAAGCTTCCCATATTACTTTCAATGCTAGTCATATCATTTAGCATCATTTGATACTTAATATCAAACATATTAACGTTGCCGCCTGAAAGTGTGGTAATAGGGAATAGTTTGGTGACAACTGCGATATCAGACGATAATGTTATATACTCGTTTGTTACATCAGTAGCTGTGACAAGATGACTTAAGAATGTACGAAAGAGGGCTTCGCTGTTATATTCTCTCCAATATTGAATAGATTCGTCAACTCGATCCTCGAGCTGATCATCATCAACATTGATTTCAATAACTGGATCACCTAAACGTCTTAGACAGTAATCAATATGTGCTTGTCTTGTATTTGGAACTGCCATAATTCATCCTTATGCTATACCCTTATTTATACTATTTAAATATAGCAGATAGCATTATTAACCTTCTAATGCTGCTAGTCTGTCAGCTAGTACCTTATTTTCTGCAGATAATTCTTGTACTGCGTTTACTAAGTGCCAAGTAATATTGTCAGCATTTACAGTTTTTACCCCTGTTGACCGTGTAGTTACAACTTCAGGTAAAACCGTTTCTATTTCTTGTGCTATGACACCCAGTTGAGTCTCTGTATTTTCAACAACTGCTGCTTCAGGATTATCAAAATCAACTATCTCTTCAAGCGTTCTATAATTAAAGTTTCTTATTCTTATATCTTTAATAACTTCTAAACCTACGTTGTTATCGACAATATTCTTTTTAATTCTTCTGTCAGATGTCTGTGACCAAGCACTGTTGTTGCTACCTTGAAAAACTGAACCACCATTAGGATTTATAAACCCTGTGTTTGTTCCTTTACCAATAGAGTTGTGACCAAGAACTATTTCATTATTAATTCCTGCTCCACTTGCCCTAGAATAACTCCCAACATTAATAATATTAGAACCAGTAGTTGTAACACTACCAGCTTCAGCACCAATAAACGTACCCCCTACGCCTGTGGATACTGCTGTACCTGCCCCATAACCTACTGCTGTATTGTTATTTGTAGCGTTATGATTTTGTACTGCTAATGCTAAATTCCCTACTGCTACATTTCTATTGCCTGTGTCTTCTGCACTTAAT